AATTTAAATTTTCTTTTAATCAAGATTCAGTTATCAAGTACACGTCAGCAAATGACTATAATTTGATTGATTTGAGTTCATCAACTTCAACTTCAAATTTATTAAGTATCACAATACTAACACCTGACAATCTATATAAAAATGCTGTACAACAATCTAGCAGTGTTGATCTTACAGGAAAAGTTTTTTACTCAGTAGATTTTTTTAGTATCACAGATTTCAACGTGCCCGATCCAATACCATTAACATTTCCAGAAAGATGGGCGGGATAATATTAAGTGTGATGAACTATGATAACAGCTGGCTCAATAATAGTAATAACAAAAATTTAAAATGATAATTAATAGCATGAAGATTGCTATTATTGATATTATCGGTATACCCTATGATGGTACCACTGTAGATAAACAAGGTCTAGGCGGCAGCGAAAGTGCTGTTACCTTAATGGCCAAAGAGCTATCGCAAATTGGATTTGAAGTTACAGTTTTTAACAACTGTGACATGGATCATGCTGAACCAGGCATTTATGACACAGTGACATACCGTCCATTAGCTGCACTTGCACAAGACTATGAATTTGACATAGTGATCAGTTCAAGAACTGTGATTCCCTTTACTGATCCAAAAGACTATGTCAAGTTGTCCGACGGCAGAAGCAACCGTTTTGTTACAATGAATCTCTATGATAGAATTGTCAGCAAAGCTCAAATGAGAATCCTATGGATGCACGATACATTTTGTCTTGGCGACAACATGATCGAAGAGCTGACGGTAAACAATCGCATTACCGACATTTTTACACTCAGTGATTGGCACACAACTTATATTGCCAACTGTAATCACGGACGCAGACGTAACTTTGAAGTGTTGAAGAAAAAGCTGTTTATAACACGCAATGGTGTTAGACTTTATCACAACGAAGTAGACATTGCTGCCAAAGACAAAAACTTGTTTGTGTACAATGCAAGTGTTACCAAAGGCATGATACCGTTAGTTAAACTGATATGGCCTCATGTCAAGCGGCACATTCCCCAAGCCAGGCTAAAAGTCATAGGCGGCTATTACAGATTCAGCACCAATACAGAGCCGGATCAACAGGAAAAAGATTGGCGAGTTATGGCCAACGATCCTGAATTAGCCAAACTGGACATAGAGTTTACGGGTGTTATCAGTCAACGAGAGATTGCTGATATATTGACCAAAGCAAACTTTATGCTGTATCCAGCAGCGTTTCCTGAAACATATGGCATCTCCTCTATGGAGAGTCTGTGTTACAATACTCCTATCATAACTTGCCGATTTGGCGCACTTGAAGAAATTGCAGTAGAAGGCGCTTGCTATCTAATCGACTATGCTATAGAACCCAACAGCCTATTCGCAGATATAAATGTTCCGCAACAAGTTGAACAGTTTGTCAAAACTACAGTGGAAGCATATCACAACACCTATCTACATCAACAGAAACAATACTACTGCAACATCGTTAAAGACATTGCAGGCTGGAATAGTGTAGCACTACAATGGAAACAGCACTTTTATAAAAAGGCAGGTCACTATCTTAACAAACAAGACTATCGTGCTGCAAGCAAAATCAATCATAGATTGCATAAGATATACAATCGCAAGTTTCACAACACAGTTGAGTTGGAAAACTACAAAGTAGGCAGAGAACAGCAGATTGTGGTGATCAGTCCTTTTTACAATTGCAGCAAGTATATTGAAAAATGTATAGCCAGTGTAGCTGCACAAGATTACGACAACTATCTACATTACCTGATCAACGATGCCAGCACCGACGATTCTGCCGATGTGGTCAAAATAGTATTAAGTAATTTACCGGAAGAACTTAAAGGCAAATTTCTACTGATCAACAACAAAGAAAATAAAGGTGCGGTGCGTAATCAAATAGAAAACATTAAGCCATTAGACGATGCTGCCATTGTGATGTTGCTAGATGGCGATGACAGTTTGATCAACGACAATACTGTGTTCAGCTATTACAATACTATCTATGATAGCACAACAGAATTTACCTACGGAAGCTGTTGGAGCATGGCGGACAATATTCCATTGATTAGTCAACCGTATCCTGAGTCGATCAAACAGAACAAAACTTATAGACAGCATCACTTCAATTGGATCTTGCCCTATATACATTTAAGAACATTTAAAAAGCATTTGTTAAACAGTTGTGATGATGCACAATTTAAAGATGCAGAAGGAAAATGGTACAAAGCAGGAGGAGATGGTTCAGTATTCTACGCACTGATTGAAGCAGCTGATCCTACCAAGGTAAAATGCCTGCAAGATGTTGTTTACAACTACAATGATGTCAATCCTTTGAACGATTATAAAGTCAATACACAAGAGCAAAATAAAAACGCACGAGAAATAGTAAAGATGTCAACCGAAAAAAAAAGAATATTAATAGCCATACCCACAGCGAAGAACATAGAGCCCGAGACGTTCAAGAGCATTTACGACCTAACAGTACCCGAAGGCTACCAAACCACATTTCAATACTTCTACGGTTATAATATTGATCAAGTGCGTAACTTGATTGCTGACTGGGCTGTTAAAGGATACGACTATCTGTTTAGTGTGGACAGTGACATCAGCTTTGCACCTGACACACTTATCAAACTTTTAGCGCATGACAAACCTGTGGTGTCAGGCTTATACATACAACGCAAGCCTGGACAACACATTTTAGAAATATACGAGCATAATGCTCACGGCGGTGTGTCTAATGTTCCTTATGGCAAAATTAAAGGGCGTGGATTAGTGGAAATTGCAGGATGTGGATTTGGTTGTGTTTTAGTCAAATCCGAAGTACTGAAATCTATAGGATATCCTCAATTTAAATATTACAGTGCCTTGGATCACAATCATACAGTTTCGGAAGATGTAGATTTTTGTCGCAAGGCTTTAAACAAAGGATTTAAACTTTATGCTGATACTACCATACAGTGTAATCATACGGGAAGTTTTACTTTTGAAGTAGATAATAACATCACAGCAATACCGACACCCGAATTTAAGACAATAGATATCAAAACAAGACTTAGAGAGTTGGGCAGTCAACGATTGATTCCAAAGGATCATGTTGACTACTTGACTGCATTAAAAGCACAGGGGTTTGAGCCTCAGGTTATCTATGACATAGGTGCCTGTGTGCTGCACTGGACCAATGAGTCTCAAAGGATATGGCCCAATGCCGAAACTGTAGCATTTGAAGCTATGGACTCTAGTGAGTTTTTGTATAAAGAACAGGGCTTAAAATATCATATAGGTGTATTGAGCAATGAAACTGGCAATACTGTGGATTTTTATCAAAACGATTGGCATCCCGGCGGCAATAGCTATTACAGAGAAAATGAAGTCGTCAATCCTGAAGCACTTAACTACTTCAACGACCAACACAAACGAATATTGAAAACAGTCACGTTAAATGCGGTAGTCAATTTGAAACAATTTCCCTTGCCAGATTTAATAAAAATGGATGTGCAAGGCGCAGAATTAGATGTACTACAGGGTGCCAGCGAAGTGTTAAAAACTACAAAACATGTGATATTAGAATTACAAGCGGTAGAATATAACAAAGGTGCACCTTTAAAAGATACAGTAATTGAGTATATGGATAGTATAGGGTTTGATTGCAAGGGCTTGTTCAGCAACAACGGGCCAGATGGTGATTATCACTTTGTCAAACGCTAAATATTAAACATTAATATGATTTATAGAAAATATATCAACATAGTAGAAGCTGCCAACAAAGGTTGTCCTATTGCCACACACGACATTGATGTCAACTTGAAGAATCGTCAGAAGGCTATTGACAGCTATCACTACGGCCCAGTCAATCCTGATGAACCGGAGGCATACTGGAAGGATGCTGCCAAACTCCGGCCAAGGCGGTGCAGGTGGTGGCGCCGTACGTATTATTTGGGGACCAAGTAATCTCCCTATACACAGGATCTTATAATAGCAGCGAGTAACGGGCTAAATATCTAATACTGGATATATTATGCGAGCACACGAGATTATTAGAACAGTCCTGGACCTTATAGATCAAGCGGGACAGGCCACAGATCAACCTGACGATACACCTCAGGGCTATTGCGATGACGATCTAGCACGTTTCAAGCAGATTGCAGGCATTGTTACACAGCCTGGTGAAATGAGCCCATTAAGCAATAGTCCTAATGAAAAAATAGCAGATATTACAGCAGTCACAGTAGATGCTGGCGGTGGCGCAAACGGCCCTAAACACCCACATGACCTACGTGTAAAAGATCCAAGCATGTATCCAAATCAACAAGAGGTTTAATATGTCAGCAAACGGAATCGCACAATTAGCAACTAGAGAAGAAAGACAAGCAGCCAAATTAGATTTAGCACAGACTAGAAGACAGGCAGGCGGCAACATAACTCAGCCTTATTATCGTGTGAATAATACATACAACATAGATGCTCTGCCTACAAAATATAGTGGTAATACTGTAGTTGACAATCCTAACGTTGGCGGGTTAGTTCAAGGACGCCCCTGGATCAACATTGCCGGCATCACATTCGATCCGGACATTTATTTCTACAACAGAGTAGGAACTACTAATGCCAATGGTTATTTTGGCCTCGACTTCACGCCAACAAATGATGATCTAGAGTTCTTTGACAATCCTGTGGTTGCACCTGTGACTGAAACACAGGGCACGTTGGTCACATTAAATATCACTTCGCAACCTCAATACAATTCTATTCTGTTGATAGGTTATTTCCTTGCTCCAACAACAGAAACATACACCTTTTTCACCAGCACAGA